GATTTCGGTTTCTGCTGCAACCATTTCAGTAAATTTATTATTTATTTCTAAATCTTCCTTAATGTTTTTAACAATTCTCGCAGTATGCTCACTAAAACTGTTATTTAATTCTAATTCTTCTTTAACAGTTTTTGTATTTTTTGCAACATATTCAACGAAAGTAGATGTAGCATTCAAATCTTCTTTAATAGCGCCAATAGTACTATTAACTTCTTTTGCAATATAATCAGTAAATCTATTATTTAATTCTAAATCAGATTTTACAGATTCAAATTCTTTATTAAGAGTTTTAACATTTTCTACAATGTTATTTGAATATTTAGTACTGTCATTTAATTCATTCTTTAAACGACTGTTTTCTTTAACTAAAACATTAATTCTACTTTTAAATTCTTCTAAATATAATTTAACATTAGATAATTCTTGTTTAGTTGTTTCGAACGCTTCTTGTAATTTATAAATTTCACTAACGTCTGATTTACCTTCTTTAATTTTTTTATTCATCATATACTCAAACTGAACAATTTTGTCATTAAGTAATTGCTCCATATACTTTAAATCTTGTTCGGTTTTAACGTTATTATTATTATCATTAAATAATTTATTAACTGCCGACTCATTCATTTCATAAATTCTATAGTTAGTATTATTGGTATAACCAAAACTCTCATTTAATGACTCAGTTACTCTTGATTGTGCAAAACCAGGGTCTAATACAATATCATATGTAAATAATTCTGATAATGATACATTTCCATACGCATCAGTTGTACCTGCAGCACGAGACGACACAAATAACGGATAGCCGTCGTTTATAATTGCTTGTGCTTCTTTACCCCAATGTGTGTTTAATAAAGAAATTGCACCGTTTACACAGTTTTTTTCTTCATTGTGTTGTAAGTCTTCAATAGAGTGAGATACATTTTTTCCAGCGATGTCAAACACATCCGGATGGTCGAATTCGCCATATACAACACCTAACTCTTTTTTCTTTTTCAGTAATTTTTCCATTACTGGTATAAAATTTTCAGCTGTATAAAAACGTTTATTTCTATTTTCCACGTCAAAAGTAGTAAATTCACCACTCAATAAAACTCTTTTTTTAGTTGTAGCAGACTCATTAACTTTTAATGAATTTTGATTATGCTCTACAATTAATATATTTTTCATATTTGTAATATTTTTTATTATATATTTTTTATTACTATATGTGTTTTTTCCAATATTTATGCTTCGGCTGTATCTTCGGGGGTTTCTTCTTCGCCGGCAGATGCTTCTTCACCACCAAAATCGTCACCACCAAAATCGTCACCACCGGCTTCACTGCCGCCACCGCCTTCACCTACACCAGTGTCATCTGGGTTTTCATCTTCTAACCAATATTTGTTATTTTCGGTCATAAATTCATCATCAAACTCCATTACATATTTTGCAATCATTTTCCAATGTAGTAAAGGTTTTTCATTATCGCCAACACCTTGTACTAAATTAGTTCGTAAGTCTGCCGCGATAGCTGCCCTAGCTTGCATATTTGATAATTGTTTAGCTTTTATTATTTCGGATCTACCATAAAATTCAATATCAATATTTGACAAAAATAATGCGTCGTTTTCTAATTCTGGAAATTCTAATTGTAATTGTAACATTACAGGTTTTAATAAAATCTGTTTAAATACAGATTTTAACCTAGATATATATTGGTCAAAATTATAATCATCATGTGTCAATTCGCCACCAATATTATATATATTACCGCCGTTATTTGCAATATCTAATCTTGACAATGGAAACTTACTTGCTTGTTTTAATGCGTTTTTAAACCATATTAACATACTATTTTCGTTAATATCATGCCCGCCTGGTTCTATTATATTCATTTCAGGTCTACCTTCACCTGCGTCTGGAAACCAGTATTCTTTTGAATACGGCAAATCTTTATCACCGTCAATATAAATTAATCCGGTTGTATCATCAAATGCAATTTTATCTTTATAATCAGATATTAATGTTAACACTTCCTGTTCTGCTAAACCTGGTGACAACCCGTGAACCGGTATAACAAATTCTTTATGCATTGTTGCTTGTATTATATTATATAACAATCGTGTTCGTTCAATTGATTTTAGCTCGTTATATGGTTTTATTAATGGCTCAACATATGATGTTTCCATATAATTTGATGCGCCCGAATAACTTATATAAATTATTTCACTATCTAAAAAAATACGTCGGTTTCTTTCATCGTTCATATGCTGAATCCATATTTTCATACCACTTGCTTCATCTATCATTGGTATAATAGAAGCTGGGTCAATTTTTAAAAACCCCACAATATTTTTGCCACGTTTATCATATACTATTTCACGGCATAAAAATCCGTCAACTAGCCAATCACGACAAATGTCCCAAGCTAATGAGCCATCAGTAAACCCGGATTTAATATAAACATCATCAAAAATAATATTTGCTCTATTTCTAATTGTTTCTGAATATGATGTCGGTAAATCTTTAAGTTCACAAAATTTATTATTCTCACTGTAAATAACAATTTCATTTGTCATTTTAGATACATAATCTGCAATATCACCTTTAGTTGCATATTCTTGTAATATTCGTATTTTTTGTTGGTAATTAACTGATAAGGCCGCAACTTTTTGGCGCTCTTGCATCATTGCATATGCTTTACGTGAAAACAATGAATAACCAGCACCCGTGCCATCTGTTACATTTGCGCTTAAATCTTCACCAGCATGTACACCTTTTGAATTTTTTATAACATTTTCAATATAATTTCTACCGAACCGTGAGAGTCCAGTTAATCTTTTTTTGAAAAAATTGTTATCTACATTAAATGCGTCTAAACTACTAGTTTTATTGTTTTGTCTGTATGGATTATATCCTGTCATTATTTATATATTCTTTTTATTATATTATACGATTTTTCCAAGTTTGCGTTCCGGTCATCAATATTATTTATATTTCGCATCAGTTCGTCATTCATTTTATCATAATCACCTAATAATTTTTTTATTAATTCGGTTTCTCTCTCGTCTTGTTTATTTATTTTACTCATCCAAATTTCCATTAATTTGCCGTCGTCTACACCGGTAAATTTATGTGTCGACATTGTAATAAAATCAGATAATAAATTAAACGATATATCTGTTAATTTATTAACAAGTCTTAAATCAAATTCACGTATTGCCCATTCGAACCCAATTGATTTTGTTAAATTATAAATGTTTAAAAAATTAATATTGACTAGCTCTTGTTGTTTACTAACCTTTTCATTTTCATTATTATTAAACACAGATATATTAAAATTAAAAATATTATTAAATAATTGTATTCTAATTGCAACAGGTATAAAATTAATAGATAATCCATATAACATTCTAGTACCATTGCGGTCTATCCAATCAACCGCTAAAATAGGATTAAACTTTTCTATATTAGATGTTTTACCATTTATGTCATATAACATAAAATAAAACTTACCGGGTATAATAGTATTTACAGATATATCATTTACAAATATATCGTCATTATTATTTAATACATCGATTATATTATTATATGAATTTTCATATATATTTGTGCCTTCGAGTTTAAACCGTTCACCTATATTATTTTTAAAAAAATCTTTTTTATATTCCATTATAATTTAAAATATTTTAAGTGATTCTCTGTTACTATTAAAAACTTAATATCTCTAGCATTGCACCATTCCATCGCATGTACCCATTTATACTTATTTTTCATCCAAGTTTTTAACTCGTATTCAAGTTTTTTTAATTTTTTTTCACTTATAGTACCTTTTGGCATTATTGGTTGTTTAGTTTCTTTTGCAGGTTTAACTTCAATAAGGAATTTATTAATTAGTCCATCGACTTTCTCGTGTTTTGTTTCAATATAAAAATCAGGTATATAATATCTGGATTTACCCGTATGATCAGTATATGGTATTTTTATTGATTCAGATGACCATTTTAATATTTTATCGTTCAAATCGCAATATACCATAAATTTATACTCCCATGACGATCTATATACAATATCAATTGGGTTACCCATATATTTATCTGGGTTTTTTATTTTGTAATATCCTGTTTTTGTATTATTATAACTTCTAGGTTTTTGTGCCATTAACTGCCTCCCTCAAAATTTTTACGCCCTTACCAGGTACAATTTTAATTTTTTTGCCATTTGCCATAGAATAAACCCAATATTCAAATTTAACTTCTTTAGGTTTTTTGAATGTTTTAATATATTTTTCGCCTTTACCAGGTTTGCAATAGTCTATTGTCATATGTGGGTGATAATCTGGAAAATTAGAAGTAAATGGAAACATACATGTTGCCATTTTATTTAATATATGTAATGATTCAGATTCAACATCATATTTTACAACATCATATAATTCATTATTAAATAATGATATTCCTGTTAATTTAATACTATCTAATGTTATCATATTAAATAAATTAATAACATCCTCTTCTAAAATTTCATTGTCATGTAAACCGTATAAAACTGTTACATGTTGTTCTGTTTCTATACCAAACTCGTTATTATCATTATCATAAATATCAGCATCATTGATATTTATTTGTTTAATATCTTTAGTGTATGCCATAATGCACCCATACTCATACTGTGTATCTATTTTTTCATTAATAGATTTAACAAATTCATTAAAATCTGGTATTTCTTCTAATTTTTTCATATTTATATGTTGTATAAACCATTTCCATTATTAGTGGAATTTATACTTATTGTTTTTATATATTTTTGTTCATCTTTTTTTAATCCTTTTTTAAAATATAATTCATTTAACATTTCAGTTGATGAACGTTTATGAACTTCGGTAAAATACGCGAACGCATTATTTGTTTTATCTGGGTTAAATGATTGCCAGTTTGTAAAAATATTCAGATACGCTGTTTGTAAACAATCTTTTTTATCTTCAGCGTCGTAATATGGTTTTTTATGTATTGCATGTTCTGCTAATATAATAAACATTTTTTTTGCTCTGCTTGTTAATTTACCTAGCCCTTTAGATAATAAAACTTCATATGTTAATTCTTTTGCGTTTATTGGGTTGGTTGCTTTTTTTTTCCATCTCATATAAGTTAATATGTATTTTAAAATTATATATTAGTTTTACAATATGTTTAAAATAAAAAAACCACTATATAGTGGTTTTTATTATTATTTTGTATTTTAAATACTATTTTTTTAGTTTTGTTGTTGAATTTTTTATTTCTTTTAATTCTGTACTCAACTTATGCTTTTGTAACAATAATGAATTTAACAAAGTTTTAACTTCATTACTTTCACGTATTGATTCATCTTCGTATTTAATTAATAATATAGCATTATCAACTTGTTCGATTTTCTCAGTGATCTGTTTTTCTGCGTTTGTTAAGTCATTTAATTTAGCAACTTCATCTGGTAACATTTCTTCATAAAAGAATGTTAAATCCGCGCCTAAATCATGTGCAACATTTTCAATTAACGGCATAGCATTATCAAATTCATAAAATGATTCACCCATATTTTTATCAATTCTATATTGTGCAATTTTATTTTTAAATTTAAAAACATAACATTCAAATGTTGGGTTAATTACATTATATACATGTTTAACAATATCAATATGTACAAATTTATCTAAATTATTATACGCTTCAATTAATATTGGATAAAACGCTTTGCCATAAAATGGTATAACCGGCGAATTAAATATAGATTCAATAGTTGTTTCTGTTTCTAATGTACTGTCATTTAATTTGATCTCTTTAGTGTTTAAATCAAACTTAATGCTTAATTCATCTGCTAATCTAAATTCAATAGAATCATTTGTAATTACTGATTTATCTACAGCTTGTTCTAATAATCTTAATTTGTGTAAATCTTTTTCATTATTTATGTGTTTTTCTAATGTAGTAAAAGATATACCGTCATCATTTAACAATACCCATTTTTTGGCAATATATGTTAAAAAGCCTTCTTCAATTTGAACAGCTAAAGAATTAACATCTTCTATTTTTGCACCACTGCCATCAAAATTTTGTTTTTCTTGCGGTGTTGTTGATAATGTATGTAAAAACCCACGAATTTCAGAAATCCATTCATACATTTTTAAATCATTAATTATGCGCATTGAACGGGCTTCAGTATTTTCTTCATTAATACATTCAATAATCGTTTTTAATGCAGGTTCATATAAAAAAGTGTCACCTTTCCTATTAATTTTTGCATATAAATCTTTTAAAGAATATAATATAGGGTCTGTATTTAATTCCGTTTCTAAATTCTCTAAAAATTTTGAAACGTTTTCATAATATTTATAACTTTCTAAAGTTGCCTCTAAATTATTATAAATTTCTGTTTCTGAATATCTATCACATAAATCAATATGTTCTGATATAATTGCAACAACATCTGATTGTTCAGGTGTTAATGTTTTTCTATACTCAAATAAGTTTAATTTTATTGACTTCATATGTTAGTCATTTATTTTTTATTTATATATTGATATTTTTATTTCAAAAAAAATCTAAATATTATTATTATTTTGTGTTATACTATCTATATTAAAATTGAAATATACAAAGTCATTAGATTCAATCTTATTATTATAATCAAATATTGGAAAATATGTGTGAACTTCGAAAATATATTCAGTTTTTAATAGTTCTGCTTTGTCAAATGCGTAATCTCTAGCAACGTTATTATCCGTGTCTCCTACAAATTGAAACACCGCGTTTATTGGTACTCTATTATATTCAAATGTAAAATATTTATAAATCCACATAATGTTCATATAAGTTTGCCAGCATTTGAATACATCTATTTCATTATCCACTATTGTTGATAACGAAAATGTTAATTTCATTGGCACTGCTTTTGTTTGCATTGCAACAGATACCAATTCATCATCTATTTCTTGATTGACATTAAACCACACATTTGGATTTGTAAATTCATCTGGGTTTATTGCCCATGATTTTAATTCTAAAACCCCACGAGGTATCTGGTCAGTATTCATATTTACTCTAGTGTTTGGAATGTCATCATAAAACGAATCTAATATAAATCTACTTTTCCCAGTCATTGAATAATGTATTGGTATTTGTACTAAGTATTCACCATGTTCTTTACTTATATTCGTCCAAGCAAATCTATTTCGCAAATATCCTAATAACGCGACTATTGCTTGTCGCAAAAATACGTCATTATAATTTGTTTTATCTAAATGTGTTGTATTATTTTCCATTATGTTGGGTATTTCATTTCTGCTAATATAACAGCTAATTCTTCATTTAATAATTTTTGTACTGCGACTGTTATGGCTTTAGTATATTCGTTAGCTATTTTAATTCTTAGTTTTTCGGCAAATTTTTCCGGGTCTACCACAGGTTGTTCGTTCTTTGAATATTTTTCGACTTCAACCAACGCATATTCAAAACCATCTTTTTTGCTTTTTAATTGTGTTTCAAAACCAATTAACGCTGCGTTAAATCGTTTTATTAATTCGTCTCTATAATCATCTTGTATCTTTGACATCTTTTAAAATTTAAAATAATGAATAATGTTGTTTATATAAATCTATAACATATCGTGTAGTTATATCATAAACAATTATATCGTTTATACGTTTAGTAGGTAATAAAATATTTTCTTCTTTCTTCTTTTTTATATCAGTAACACCAGTCGGAACAAATTCCTCATATTGATGTTCCATTAATGGCAAAATACATATATGACATGACACACTACTATTTGTTGACATAAATATTGGTAATAATATTTCTACTTCAACATCAGGTTTTAACATTATACCATATTCTATTTTTAACACTCTTTTTAATGCTTCAAGTGGGGTTTCATGTTCTAATATATCACATTCTAATACAGATATAAATTTATCTATTTCCGGTTTTACTAAATTAAATTTATCATTTTTTTTATATTTTAATAAAATCCCTAATTTTTCAATAAAATATGGTATACATATTATTTTGTCTCTCACTATATTATTTTCTACTTCCATTATTTAACTTTTTCGAACATCCAATTAAACCAAAAATATTCTGGTACTTTAATATGATGCTCTTTATTATTTATTATTAATTTAATTTTTGTTTCGTCACTATATATAACTTCAATTATATTATCTTTAACTAATTTTTTCAATTGCCCAAAATCATTATATACTAACATTGTGTCAGCTAAACATCTATACACTCCCGGTTTAATTTTAAACCAATCCATTATTATACGCCATAATTGACCTTTTGTTTTTAATTTTAATTCTATAGGTAAATCAATTAAATCATTACTATAAAACTCCGGTTTTGTATTTATACCAACGTCAGTAAATTTTCCCCAAATCTCCGTATCATTTAATAAAAAATTCAAATGTATAGTGAATCCAATGTTATTTTGTCCTTTCACCATTTTTAATATCTTAACTTTTGTAATTGATAAATTAGTAAACTCAGGTTCACTTTTTAAATAAGCTTGAATACCATTTGGAAATAGCGATTGTTGTAAAGCATGCAAATATATCCAATTTTGTTGTGCTTTTTTTTTATTATATAATGTTGAGTTACCAATACGTTGTGCACTCCAACTAGTCATTGGCTCGCCATTAAATAAAATCGATCCAATCGATAATACATCACTGTACATAATATCACCGCTGCCGTCATCTATATCACTCTCTAACCACGCTGGTCTATCAGGTAATTCAAATGGTTCATCACAAGTAACATTTGAATTACTTGGCGGTATAAATGTACCATCCAATACTGGATTAAATGATTCAAATACTTTATATTTATCTAATAAATATTTCATAAAATATATATTGTTATTTTTTTAATTGATTTAATATAACTATTTATTACATAAATATAATAAAAAAAAGATTATGCCAAAAAGTAAACATAGAAAAAAACACAAACAAAAATTAACAAAACGTAGAAATAATATTGCGAATGCACGTAAAGCATTAAAAAAACGTCAAGATGAATACATGACGCAATTATTTAACCAAATTAAGCGTGATGCTGAAACAAAAGAGTTGGATAACGAAAAACCCGCCGAAGAAGAATAACATGAAAAAATTTAATAATATACCAAATACACCGCACAAAGTTGGTGACACCCTGGTGTGGCACTCTCGTGGCACTGCAGTATGCGCACATATAATTTGCGTCAACCCAACCACAAATAAATATTATTATTTAATTGGCAAACGCGGTGACAAATTAGAATATGACCCTAATTTATATAATATCGTTGGCGGTTATATCGATTGGAATGAAAATTTAAAAAATGCAACAATACGTGAAGTATACGAAGAAACTGGATTTGACATATCAAATATAAATGCCGATTCTATTTTATATTCTAAAATAAAACAACCATATTTTGTAGATACTGAACCTAATACTAAATTACAAAATATTATTTTTCACACATTATTCATATGTAAATTAACTGATTTGCCAATATTAACAACAAAATACGCAGAACCCGGCGAAGTCGATACAGCAGAATGGATAAGTTTTGATAAAATCCATGAAATAAATGATTGGGCGTTTAATCATAAAGAATTAATTCCATATATGATAAACCAAATACGAAATCTAATATAATAATTGTTCTTAATCAATTGATTGTCAACTAGTTAACTATATTATTAATAAGTTACAAAAATAATTTTTTTATTTTCAAATTTATTTTTGTAACTTATTGTTTATTAATTTGTTATACTTGTTTATTAATAATTATTATGACTAACATATGAAGGTAGTAAACCCTTGGAAAGTACCCCCTGCCGCCCTAACAAAAAAAATTAAATAATTAAATAATTTATTGATCATTTATTTATTTTGCGTGAACATTTATAAATGAAAGAAATTCGGATTTCTTTCATTTTTTTTTTAAGTAATTTTAAACATTGCTGGAAAAAACATATATATATTATTACATGTTAAATTTAAACAAAATTAAAAGCGGTAAGATTATTTATATTCCAATAGGAATAAAAAGTATATTGAACATACTTAATAAATCGCAATTAACGAAAATACATAATAATCCAGTTATAGCATACGAATTAGTATTAATGTTTTTATCTAATTTTGCATCAGTTGCTTTTTATAATACGAGTAATACATGGAAACAATTAAACAGTAAAATGTTAGAAAAGCAATTGGGGCGTACGAGTGTATGTAAATCAGTACGTATGGAAATAATAAATTTATTAACGGATTTAAAATTATTAGAAGTTGATAAATCTTATATGGTTGATAAATACTCACGAAAGTACAGATTAATTGGAAAATTAAAGGGGCGAAATTTTAAACGATATGAATTAAGAGAAGAACGATGTATTACATTATCACAAAATTTACAATATTATAAATTAAAATTATTTGAAGATAACGATATAGTTTATGGTTTATTAAATTCGTATGAAAATGTAGTATTACCAAGTGAAGAGGAGTTGTTAAAATATTTAAAGAATATAAGTAAATTAGATAAGCAAAATAAATTACCAACAGATATTAAAAAATTATTAAAAAACAAGAAATTATATAATAAGCCAACACGTAAAGTTACAAAACGTGAGAAAAAACAGATTGTTTATATTTCTGATTTAATGGCGACGTTTAAATATTTAACAACTGACGGGTTTATTATGCCTACACCTAGTAAATCTAATGGTGGTAGAGTTGTTGATTCATTTACATTAATGCCACGCATAATTAGAAATCTGATAAAATTTAAACAATGTGTTAATAGTGATAAACCTACATATTTAGATGATACTGTAGAGATTGATTATAAATGTTTACATCCGAATATATGTAAATATATATATGATACAACAAGTATAAAAGATACAACAGAAGCAATAGATCATAATAAAATTGCAAAAGTATTAAATATCAGCAGAAATAAAGCGAAGGTTGAAAATTTATCATTTTTTAATAAACAGGTATCACAAATGGTGCATTCGCCGTTATTTAAGTATTATAAAGAGCATGAGCCGACATTATTAAGCACATTATTATTAGATAAAAATATGAATGGTTATAAATCGACATATTATAGATTAGTAACTAAAGAAGTCGATATTATAACTGATGTTATAAAATTATTGAATAGACAAAATATAAAATTTTTATATATTTATGATGCGTTACGTGTTAATGTTAAAGATAAAAATAAAGTTAAAGCAATTATGAATTATATTAGTAACTATCATAGCGTTTTAACTACCGCTGTTTAAGTTATAATGTAATTTATATCCTATCCTATTAAAAATATTTTTTAATGCCATACGCGCAACATATATCACGATAATAAAAATTTTATTTTTTATAATATTTAAACATTTTTATGATATATTCATATAACAAATATGGTAATATTAAAAAAATCTTTTCCGACAAAATACAGACCGAATAACATAGACGGTATGATTATTTTACCGCGAATAAAAAAAGAATTATTAACTGAGGATAAAAATATTAGATTAACAAATAATTTTTTATTTTCTGGTACATCTGGAATAGGAAAAACATCATTAGCTAAAGTGCTTGTGCCAAAAGGCGCATTGATGGTTAACGCATCTTTTAATTCGTCAGTTGAAGATTTGAAAGATAAAGTTACAGAATATTGTAAAACTGCTGATATATTTGATGATTCATCAATAAGTGGTTATAAAATTGTATTTTTAGATGAGTTTGACGGGGTGTCAACTAAATATCAGGAAGCATTACGAGCATTTATAGAAGAGTATGAAAATAGAGTAAGATTTATTGCGACGTGTAATAATATATCTAAAATTATACCAGCATTGCAATCAAGATTTACAATATTTGATTTTGATCCAAAAAATGATGAAGAAATTAATTTTTTAAAAACAAATTATTTAGAACGATGTAAATTAATTTGTGGCATACAAGAAATTAATTTAACTGATGCAAATTTAAAATCTATTATTAACAGTAATTTTCCAGATTTAAGAGCGATATTAAAAACATTACAGAGAATAAAAATAACTGGATTAACTGATAATAATAATGGTAATAATTTAGATTTATTTGATTTATTATTTGACCAAAAAATAGGTACAGTTGAAACATATAATTGGGTCATTAGTAATTTCGGTGATAATGTACAAAACTTATTGAAACAATGCGGCCGACCATTATCAGAATATATAATGGAGCACAAAAAAGAAAAAATAAATATTATACCACAAATTGTAAAAATAACATCAAGCTATTTAACCGATTTGCAAAACGCGATTGACCCAGTTGTATTGGCAGTCAGTTGTGTATTTGAATTAAAAACAATAATAAATAAATGATATGGCAATAGATAATACATGGATCGAAATTATAAAAGAAAATGTGTATAAATACGTATCTAGTTTGGATTATACTAATCCAGATTTTGATATTAATAAAGTAAAAGACGAATTAGCTAAAATTATTGGTGTTAGACCAGCAGTTAAAATAAGATGGGTTAACAAATTAGAATCAATAAATGAGTTGAAGCGTGAAGCTGGATTACCTGCTTCTGAATATGAGGTGAGAAAAGAAGTACCGTCAGTGATAGACATTATTTTTGTAGATGAAAATAATGTACCAATAAAATTACAATATTTAGGTTAATGGAAAATTTAATTTTTGACGGGAATTATTTATTATACAAAAATGTAAATTCATTATTTAAAATGAATGTATTATATGGAGAATTATATAATTTTTTAAATAAAAACGTAGAAAAATTTATAGGTTATCATAAATGGAAAAATGTAATATTAGTTTCGGATAGTAAATCAAAGTCGTGGCGGTCAGAATTAACAACTGGTTATAAAGGTAAACGTGTAAAAAATGATGATATTGATTGGGATTTTGTATTTGAAACATATGAACAGTGGAAATTAGATATACAAGAAAAATATAATATTACGGTGTACGAATACAGTAATATTGAAGGCGATGATTATATTGCGTCATTAATTAGACGACATAATAAATTAAAAATGTCAAATTTAGTGGTTGCATCAGATCATGATTTATTACAATTTATTAAATATAAGTTACATGAAACAGATTCATATATTAATTTACAAGTATCTGATATTATGGGTAAAGAAAAATTATTTATACCAGTTGGTTATGAGTTATGGTTAGATAATTATGTTGAGCAACATGGTAATGATATATTTGTTATTGACAATAGTTTACAGTTTATTAATTTTATAGAGTTTATGTTAAAAAAATGGACAGTTATTGAAATAGATAAATATGGTGAATTATTTAAAAAAATTGTACAAGGCGATGCATCCGACAATATAACGTCAGTTTATAGAACACTAACAAAAACTGGCAAACTTCGTGGAATAGGTGAAAAAACAGCTACTAAACTATGGGAATTTTATAAAGAAAATATAGACTCATTTTTTAGCACGACCGATGATAATTTTTTAGATGATATTATATTATGTATAGAAAAAATCAAAAAAATAGAATTAGATGAAGCAGTTAAAACATCGGTAAAAGAAAATATAAAGAAAAATATTAAATTGATTGAATTGCATAATAGGCATTTTCCAGATTGGGTTAATAATAAAATATTAGAGCAAATATCATATAATGAAAGAAAGTAAATTAATAGAGATAGTTAGACAATATTTTGATAATTCTGGTTATACTACGTATGGGGAAGTACAATATAAAGATAGAAGAAGGTGTGATATGTACGCAACGCTTGATGAAGATACTATTGCGTTTGAAGCCAAAACTTCATTCAGTTTTAAAGTATTAGAACAAGCAGAGGCATGGCTAAAAAACGCGAATTATGTGTATATAATTGTACCGACGGTTTTTAAAAGACGAAAGCAAAGAGCGTTTGCAATTCGTGTAGCAAAAAAATTAAATATTGGCATAATTGAAGTTAGTGTGCGGAATAAAACAATAAATATCATTTATACCGGCGAACGAAATAATAAACCAGCTCTACCGACGCTGTATAATGAACAAAAAGATACTGTTGCATCCAATTCTGAAAATGCTTATGTTACACCGTTTAAATTAACTGTACAAAAAATATGTGATTACATGGAAGACAAAAAAAACGAAGTATTGTTTTCAAAACTAATTAATAACATTGATCACCATTATAAAAATAATAAGAGCGCGAATGGCGCATTGGTAAAATTGATTAAAGACGGAGTAATACCAGGGTATTTTATAATTAAAATTAATGGTAAAAATTATATAAAAAAATATGACATTTAAAGAAATAACGGACATAATATTTACAAAAAAACATAATTGGAAATATGTTAATGACGCAGATAAATGTGAATTCTTTTTTATATTCAATAGATTCATGTCAAAACAATATCCTAAACAAGCTAATTTTTTTAATAATAAAAATATAGATAAAGCGACATCTATGGATATATGGTTTAATTTTTTATCAAACCAAGTACGTACACCATATTGGTTTTGGAGCGGGCCAACTAAAAAAACAGCACCAAAGATTAAAGATTGGAAATATATACAAGAATATTATCAATGTTCTATTGAAGATATATATTATTGGTGTGAGATGTTTCCAGCTGATGTTAAATCAGAAATAAAAAGAATAAAAAAAATACCTGGATATGAAAAATAGTATAGTTAAATTTTGGGAAAATAATAAAAATGGTGTATACACCAATAGTAAAGAACTATTAGATGCAATTAAAAATGCGTTTGTTACCGAATTTATTAATAGACCTAGACATTGGAAAAACATAATTTCAGACTTAAACAGTGAAATGCTGAGCAGAATAAAAGACGCTGGGTTTGATAAACAATTTGATATATCAAATTGGAAAGATATGGATTTTGACGAATTTTGTAAACGTATATTAATTGAGTTTGAAGTTTGGATTAACGAATATAATGATATAATCGAAGAAGATGTTCAAGAGATAATAAAATCATTAATACATGAGTACATAATGGATCAATTAGATGTTTTGCCAAAAATACGAGTTTATACAAAAGAATCAATGTATAAAGAATTTTTACGTACATTTACGAAATAAATAAGTTGTATTCCTTTTTTCTACGTTTAACATGTCCTGGATATGTAACATAAAAATTTAGTATTTCGTCTGCAGCTTTATCATATTCTTTATTTTTAACATATTGAATAAACTTAGATTTTAAAAAATTACCAATGCCTGCGTTGTATATCATAGACACCATTGCATCATACATGCCTTGTGTTATATCATATTCAACGCCTGCTTTTTTCCAACGCTGTAATAATCTATTTAAACCATCTGCAGCATTTTGCACATCTTCTTTCAATAGTTTTTCTGCTGTTTCTTGTGTTATTCTTGTTTCCCCTGCAACTTTATTCGTAGTACTAGCGGGCTCAGCGTGACCATACCCGATAGTAATCATACCATCTTTTATATCGTAAGC